ACCTAATGTAATAGTTTTTACACCAGTTGATGAAGCATCTATTGTTCCTAAATCTTGTAATTGGTCTTTAAGTAAAATATCATTGTTACCATTAACTGTTGTATCATATAGTAAAACTCTTAAAGTTGAACCTGCTCCTCCTGCACTAGAAACACTAAGTCTTACATAGCTAATGATGTCGCCAACTGGAAGAGTAAATGTGACATATCCAGCAGTATTTGTAGTAAATGCTTGACTAGTTACACTAAATCCAGAAGTAAGTAACCATGTTTTCCAGTTTCCATCACCATGAGTACTATCATATACAATTGAACCTTGAGTTCCTGTTGAAAGTACACCTTGAAGAGTTCCACTTCCTCCACCGCCAGATGATGGTCCTTGAAGACCTTGTGGTCCTTGTACTCCTGCCTCACTTGGTCCTTGCCAACCTTGAAATCCTTGTAAACCATCAGTTCCTGCAATTCCTTGCCATCCTTGTGGTCCTTGAACTCCTGCTCCTGTTAAACCTTGAGGTCCATCATTTCCTTGGAATCCTTGCCATCCTTGTGGTCCTTGTAAACCATCAGTTCCAGCAATACCTTGCCAACCTTGTGGTCCTTGCGCACCTTGTGCACCTGCCGCAATACCTAACACAGTTGCTCCTGTGAAGTCTTGAGTATCGAAGTATTCCATGCTTTGGGTACCAACAGCAACTGGCAAATCATTGCCATCACCATCTTGTAACCTTTTGGCTTGTACTCCAATAGCCAATTCATCATTAGTTTTAATTAAACCGTGATATGTATTGTCTATTTGTTTTCCTGTTAAACTTGCCATTTTAAAGTTTGTATTTTAATGTGGTTAATTCCACGTTCTTGATTCTACATTCCAAAAATTAGTATTTAGATTCCAAATGAATGAAATCACAATACCACCAGCTTTAAAAACTGCTTGTAGAATAGTGTTTGCTAAGAAATTCATTAGTAAATTCTAAATATATTTGCTGCACCAGTTTGGGCTGTAACTTCAGTTACTCTAATTGGAATGAATCCAGCTCCAGTAAAAGTCATTGTTACAGTTTGTCCTCCACCGGTGACGAAGGTTAAAGTATCAGCTGCATCAATATAGAGAGCTGATTCATCAAATGCTGGAGTTACTCCTGCAGTAACAGCAGCTACGTTTCTTGCAAGTGCAATATCCCATCTATTTGAAACTGACTGGATATATGAACTTTCTTGATTTTGTAAAGACATGTTAAATTGTATTTTTTAATCTCGTTTAGAAATATATTTTTTGGATGAATTGTCATCCTTCTCTAAAAAGAACTTAAGCTTCTTAATGTTCTCTTTAGTTGATTTGGTTGATTTACTCAACCGCAGGTCCGCAGATGTCGCATGGGAATTGGCTCCCGCAGTCACATTTTCCATCGTAAGCTGTATATTTTCTAGGTGTTACCAATCCACTAAAATAGGGGACTTGTTTGTTTGGTGCCATTCCATCAGTTCCAGGAGTTTCATATTCTGGAAATAGTCCAGGAAAGTCAATTAAATATTCAACCAATCTTTTAGAATAGAATTGAGCCTTGTCAAGAGCATCTTGTCTAAGCCATTTCATTTCATCTAAACTAATTGGTGTGGCGTCTTCACTTGTACCAGTCATTACCCCTTTTTCAACCAATTTGTATTTCAATTGAGGTAACAAAATGTAAAGTGAATATTGTATTAATGTTGGTCCAATGTAATCTTTTAAAAATGTTTCTTCATCACTATTCAAATCACTAGCAATGATACCATTTTTAATTCTATTGTAAAACTTAGTGCCCAAAAGAGGCTGAATGTACAAATCTTGTGCTTGAATGATTGAAGGTGTAATATCATTCATTCTTACATTGTCATCAAGATTTGACCATTGCTTTACTCTTTGTTCACTAACTAAAAGTGCAGTTGCCATCTATTTTTAATTTTTTTAAATTTCAGTAGTAGTATCATCAATCTTAACTTCTCCAGTAAGATTGTCAACTATTTTGTTTGGTGTTACAGTTAACTTAACATTGAATCCCATGAGTCTAAATACGTAAGCTAAATTACTTAATACCTTTTTACGCATCGGATCAATCACTGTATTTTCAAAATGACTATATGCAATTTGCATTTCTTCAGCATTTGAACTGAATCCATTTCCACCAGTTTTAACTCCTAAAAGAAGTGGACTGGTAATTCTATGTGAAGTTAAAATTCTACTTGTAATTCTTTCCTCAAGAGTAATATAGTAATCATCATTTGCTGCTTCAACTGGAGTAACTTGTAATTCATTACCTGGTTCTGAGAATGCTAAAAAGAATCTTCCTGCATTGTTCTCTCCTGAAAAGGTCTTTTCAATTTCTCTGTAAACATCATTTCTTTCTTCTGGAGTAGGAATACCATTTCTAAATTGAATGAATAGAGAAGGTGCCAATCCATTTGAAATATTTGAATTGTGGAATTTTGATACTCTTGCATCAAGTTGAATATCATTTAAAGCACCAATATAGGTGGGTAAAGGATAGACATCATTTCCAGGAGTGTAATTGTAGCAATAGTAAATTTGATTTGAATTTTCTTCACTATTGTCTGTTACACTAAAAGACTTGTAACTTGTTGGTGCATATTTACGCATATTGTTCCAATCTGAAGAATAGAAGTATTCATTTACTCTATCGTCATCATCCATTTTACCGCTTCTTACATTTGCAAATGGTAAATGATACATTTCAGCAATGCGAGTACCTTCTTTGTTCCAAATTACATTTAAAGCAAATCCTTGATACAATGCATAGTCTAATGCAATCTTTTCAAAGATTTCATTTAAGGTTTCACCATTTGAATTTACATATTCTTCTCCAAATTGTATGATGCCTTCACCATAGATACCATCTTTAATGGCATTAACACAAGTGTGATGAATTGCACTTGAGTCATAGAGTTCTATGAGTAACTGTGGAAATAGATTCTTTTCTCCATAGTAAACCCATTCTTTGTTTCTTACTTCCCTGATTTTTGGAATTTGTATGGCATCGAAATTAGCACCCATGATGCTGTATCGACTATCTTTCTTTTGTTCCATTTAAAAATGTATTTTTTAATAGTTTGGTCTAAAATATACATCTGCTTCACGATCGTCAGCAACACTTGTATATTCAGTAAAATTAGTTTCACCACCTGGATTTGTAATTACTTTAGCAACTCCTTTTTCAACAACAGCTCCACCTTCAATTGTTAAAGTATACCAATACATTCCATTAAAGTGACCATCAATCATACTTTGTGTAATATCAATATTAAAAGCTGAATATCTGTCATTTGCTTCAAAAACTGTTACCAATTGATTAACCAAATTTGCTTTTGAATATTGGCTTTGTAATTTAAATCTGTAAAAATCTGGAGTTGTATCAAGATTAGGTTGATTTAATATGATACTTAAGCCTCCGACTGTATTAAAATGTAAAGTCATTAAAATTTTGTGTTTTTCTATTAAGAAATATATTTTTTTAATGAATTGTAATGAAAAAAAAAGCCCGAACAGGACGTTCGAGCTTTAAATTAAAATGTACGATTGCACATATTAAGGAATGATAGTTCCTACAACAGTTGGATCGATTTCGTAAGCTGAAGTTGTTTCCAACCCTTGCAATACGATTTCGTAACCATTTCTGTCACCGTATGCTGTACCAGTAGAAGTTGTTGAAGAGTTTGTGAATGCTCCTCTTTCTAATCCTACTGTCCAATATCTTCCATTTAAATCTTCAAATACTACAACCATAGCATTAGCTTGCGCCATTAAAACCAATTGGTCTCTTTTAGCTGCGGTCATTTTGTTGAATATTAAGGTTAATTGCTGATCGTAAAAGACTGTTCCAGTTTCCTGGCTTACATTTACAGTTTCAGTGAAGCTTCCTACCTGTTTTGGCAATTCAAATGTGAACCAATCAGTATCTACGACAGGAGCGCCGCCAATTGTGATTGTATCAATTTGATTTGAAACATTAGTAGTGAAACTTTCAACTGGACCATTCGTAATGTAAACCTTGAAAACACCACCTGTGTTGTCAAAACAATCTAGAGCGATTCCAGCTGTTAAATTACTACAAGACATAGTTTCTATTGTTTTTTTTAAAAGGTTAAATCCTGGGTTACCGAAGTAACCCAGAACTATATTACATTACGCCAAATCGTTAGTTCCAAATACATTTACTTGATGAGTAGCAATTCCAATTCTCCATGCAGCTCTAAACTCAACTACATCTTCTCCTTCATCATAGTAGAATTTCATTGTATCAAAATCATCAGTTAAACCAGTTCCAGCTACCATGAATGCAGCAGGTCCTGCAAGTACTCTATCAGTTCCAATCAAACCTCTAGACTTAACTACTCTACAGTTAGTACCAATTAATTCAAGAGAAGTTCCATCTCCTTGGTCATAGTGGTAGTAGTTCTGAGCAACTAATGCTCTTCTTAAAGTTTGGAAGTAAGCTGGTGAAACCAACATTACTAAATCATCTCTGTCCTTAACACTTTCATCGATAGCATCAAAGATATTCAATGCTTGAGTGATAGCGTTTGAAGGAGTCCAAGCAGCAGGAGCCGCTGAACCAGTAGCACCATTAGCAACAGTTACTTGCTGGTAAAAACCAGTACCAGTACCATCACCTTGTGCTAAAAAGTATTCATTGTAATTCTTTAATCTCTGAACATAGTAGTTAGCGATTACTTCTTCAAAAGGTACTGAATCATTTGCAGTTCCAGCGCTCATTCTTTGAGACAACCAATAGTTTCTCAAATCAGCTGGGCAAAGTTCCATCTTTACTTGCTTGTCTCTGATTACAATATCAGTTTGAGTAAAGTTTACGTCTCCAGAAGGATTCCATCCACATGAAAGGTCAGCAACATTAAAGTCACCATCCATCAAGTTGATAGCAGTAGTACCACTTTGTAATCCAGTTCTAAGATCGATTACTGACAATACGTCAGTTGTCAAAACTGCCTTTGAAATTAGTTCCAACGACAATTCATCCGTGTAGGTGCTCAAGGCACTGAGGTCAAAAGCCATAGTATTTAATTTTTTTTTAGTTTAAATTTTAGTTACCGTTCTTAATTCTAAGAAGGGTCTCAAACCTCTGGTCGAAGCTTGATGCTTTTTCATCTGCAGAAAAATTGTTTCTAATTTTCTTCGATGCGGGCTCATTAGCCACTTTTTCAAATCTTTCAGTTAAGGTTGACAATTCAGCCTTAAGTGTAGCAATTTCATCTACTAAAGGTTTAATCACATTTGTTAATTCACTTGCGAATTCTTCAGCAGACATTTCTTCTTTTTCTTTCTTACTGTGTTCTTTCATCTCGTCTTCAATCTCCTCTTCTTCTTTAGTTTCAATCTTTTCAATTACTCCATTTTCACCAACAGTAACTAGAGTCATTTCATCTTCTAGTTCATGGACCCCCATGGGTGCGAATGGGTCTTCTTCGCCATCTTCAGTTTTAATGTACAAAGTTGCTCCTTCTTCTAAATCACCTTCAGTGTAAACAATTGTGCCATCTACCAGTTTTGCTTCCGCAAACTTGGTTTCAATAGTCTCAA